CTCGATCAAATCCGAAAAACAGGTGAACGCAGCCTTCGGCCCGTCACGCTCGTAAATCTCGTCCAGCCACATTTGCAACCGCTCAGTGTTGCCATCAATGAAGCTGGCAATCATCTCCTTAGCAGCTTGACTGCTTTTGTCCTTTGCGCCCTTGGGACGACCAACGCCGACGTATTTCGTCGGGAATTTAGGCTTCGCCATCTTTCGGCATCCTCTTCATAGCTTCCGCAAGCTTCTTGCCCTTGTCCGCCTGGTTGAACTCTTGCGCAACAGTCATCGGAATGTGATTGCGCTTGGCAAACTTTGGGTCATGCGCCGCAGCGGCCATGAAACGACGTTGCTTGTCAGAAACTGAGGGCATGGCGCACTCCTTGCGAGGTACGCCGATTTAGAAGCCCGGCAGCTTTGTTGTCAATGTTCTGTTTTTGGAATGATCTGTTTTTGGAGTCCCATTTGTACGGGGGGGCTATGTTTATACAGACACCCCCCCGTCGGGATCGAGGGCCGGCACCCCCTCCCGCCCGCCCGGTCGCATGGTCCGACCAGCTCGCCACGGCCGCGGCTAGGCGCGCGGCCGGCCCATTGCGCGGATCAATGCATCGGACTATGTGGGACACGGCATGACCGATCATGTCCTAATAAGGAACAGAGCAGATGGATGGAACGATAAGCAATGAGGCCTTGGCGGATAGGCTTGGCGTAACGGTTAAGACGCTATGGCGTTGGCGCAAGCGCGGGGATGGTCCTCCTCATATCCGCTTTGTGTCTGGCGGGGACATTCGTTACGCGCTTGCGGACGTGGATGCATGGCTCGCCAGGCGCACCCTAAAACCGTGAACAGGATAGGAACATGATGGACATTTGCGTGTCCAAAATGGCCCTTTTTTGGACGTGAACGGGACGTGAACGGGACGTGAACGATGTCCTTGTTTTGGAACATCCAAAATGAGCGATGTCTCCATGTGTACGCATCCGTCCCGTTTTACCCCTCTATATGTACGCATATGTCCATGAAATGTCCTCCGCGCAGAAGTTGGACGTTTGGGGACACACCCCATGTAATGGGGTGTCCCGTCCTACTGTAAGTGTCCCGATCCGTCTGTCCCTAAAAAATGCCTGGCGGTTTGGCTTGGCCGGCCGTTTTGGAGCTTCCCCCATGGATGGATGGGAAGGCCCTATTTGCGAATCGATCGCAAATCAACATGCGGAACTTGCATCATGCGAATCACTATGTCATAACGTCATTACCGGCCGATCACGGCCGCCCAAACGAAAGCCAAGCCAATGCGCATCGCCGCTTATTATTACCCGCTCTCCAAAGCCGCCCGCGCCGAAGGCCGCAATGGCGTTGTTGAGCTTGTCGCCATTGAAGCCAATGGCCTCACCCACAAGCTGACTCCGGCGCCCGCATATGTTTCCGGCAAAGCCGAAGCTCGCCGTATGGCGCAAGCCCACAACGCTACGCCTTGGAATTTCTAACCATCAGCCTCAAACGAAAGCCAAAGCCAATGACCGTTTTGCAACAGAAAGTGCGATCAATGACTGAGCGCATGACAAAAAAGGAAGCCTTGGCGCATTGGCGGGGCTTGCCTAAATCGGCGCGCCTAAAACCGCGCGCAATCAGCAATCGCCACAAGGGGTCAACTTACGGTTATGACGGAGTGCGAATTGAGGGGTCGCGCGAATTTATTGACGCAATCTTGGGTCGCCTATCAGATCTTATAGAGTGCGAGAACAGCCGCACCCGTATCAATCTAAATTATACCTCCGTAACGCCTAGGCCAGGCAAAGATCACAACGGCGGTGAATTTGTTTGCTACATCAAAATTCACGAACGCGGCGACGAAGCAAAAGCCGTCAATGCGTTTATGGGTGCTGTTACAGGGCGCGAATTTATCGCCTAAGAAACGGAGGCGCGACATTGCCGCGCCTTTAACCATCGTTGCCCATAGGGGCGCAATTCAGGAGGGATTAGCTATGCGTTATCATTTCCAATTCATCTCAAACGGCTTTGGCGTGTCTGACTATTCCGTCTATGACCGTGAGACGAAGAAAGAGTGTCGAATTAGTCTGAGCAATGACACGCCGGATGCGTGGCGTATGTTCGATCCTATTCCCGCCGAGATGCTTTCAGCGTTCAACGATTGGCGCAAAGAAAAGCATGAAAGTGACGTGCGATATCTTTTGGATCGTTACGGTCAGGATGCGCTCGAAGGTATCCGTCCATTTGTTGAGGCGCGCCAGCGCGTCAAAGCCGCTTAACACAATCAATTCAGAAGGGATTAGCTATGTTCAACGTATGCGAGCGTTCTGACAGCATTTTTATCCGGCCGCGTGTCGTCGCGTCCTTTGGGACGTATGGCGAGGCTGTCGCATGGGCGCATAAGAACTTGCCCATCGTCTGTTTCGATCATGACAGCGATAACGAAGGTTGTGCCGATTTTATCACAAAGAACGGCAATCTTTACGTTATCGAGCCTGCCGGCCGTCGCTTAACATCAACCAAAGCCAACCAAACGAAAGCCAAGCCAATGTCCATTCATCAAGCCATTGAGACGCATTATTCCAGTGGGAGCATTAGGAAACCCCCTCGCGTCATTGCGACCACTTATATGGGTCATAGGTACGATCATTTTTGGGATGACGCGCTTACCTATTTTGAAAACCATTACGCGGCCGCCGAAGCCCTTCGCGATAGGCTTGATTGGCCCGCAATCAAAGCCGGTTGCGCGACTGCAAAGGGTTGTGCGTTCGCTACCAGCACCTTGGAGGATTAACGCAATGCGCCCTAGGCTCCCTAACCTTAACCCTCGCGCATATGACAGCGCGGACGATTATTGGTCGGCCATTTATCGTTTTAACGAGCAATGCGAGGAACAGCTCCAAGCCGGCGATGACGATTGGAGCGAACGCGAACGCGAGGAACCGGAAGAATGCTAAAGCGCATTATTATGCTAACAGCCGCGGCAATCATTCCAGCCGGCATGGTCAAGGCGAACAATCAGCCATCGCCTTGGCGTCCGGTTGTAATGGATAGGCTTCGGCAATTGCTAAAAGACGGCAAGAGTGCCCGCGAGATTGCAATTATTATGACGGCCGAAGGCCTTGGCACGTTCACGCGAAACAGCGTCATAGGTCGCTGCCATAGGCAAGGCTTGACCCGGCTTAAGCCAAGCAAGCCAAAGGCTCCTAAGCCGCCTCCAAGGCCCGCTAAAGCCATATCTGAAAAAGACCACATCCCCAAAAACACCCAGGCGGAAAACAACTGGGCGCCGCCAGGCACTACGGCGCGGGCAAAGGTCGAAACCAATCAAGCGGCATGGAATGCCATTCACGGCGCAAAGCCGGTCACCATGATGCAATTGGAAAAAAACCATTGCCGTTGGCCAATCGAAATCAACGGTCAAACGCTCTTTTGCGGAAAGCATAAAAATTTGACTAGCTATTGCAAAGGACATGAATCCAAGGCGTTCTTTAGGAATGGCTTAACCTTTTCGCGTTACGAAAGAATGCTGAAGCGATACATCAGCCAATAAAAAAGGAAATGAAATGAAAACCGCGTTTAGACTGATTCTGGAAGCAATTTCGATTGTCGCGCTCGCTACGGTTATCTTCGGTTTTATTGCGGTAACGCACTAATGCCCAGCGAACGCCACACAATCAACGCAGAGACTTATCAAAGCCTTCTCGCGTATAACAAAGCGCACCATTTGCCCATTCAGGCGCACGAAGTGGCCTGGTTTCCAAAGCCCAAACGCTCAAAAGCGGAAATCGCCCTATTCGTCATTGCCGCCATTGTTGCCGGCGCCATTCTGATCGGAATTAGTCATGGATGAATTGCAAGAATTGCGCGAGATAATCGCGGACATTGTGAACCTTGACAGCGAATTCAATGCGCTGAACGGGGGCGGTCCTAATTGGAGTAAACGTTGGATCCAAGCCATGCATAACGCAAAAGAGGTCATTGGAGCGACTGATGGACCGTCCGATTAAACCAATGCCGTTTTCGGCTAGGTGCCGTTGCGGAATGCATTTGTTTAGAGGCGCAACGGCTAGATTTTATGACCCCCGCGACCCGTATGATTGCGCGGGTTGCCGGCCGCGAGAGACGGAAAATGGCATACGAAAGAAAGCCTGACTTCGAGCTGTTTGAAATCCCTAAACCGGCAAAAAAATCTCATTGGTACACGCGCAAAATGACCGATGAAGAGCGCAAGAAACAACAACGGCAAATCGGTCAAAAAATGGGTAAGGCGAACGTTGGCAACAAACGTTTGCCGCCTATAAAAGCCAAGGTTTTAAGCCACTGGGGCTATCGTTCTCGAATGGAAAAACGAAAAAAAGAGGCGGAAGCCCTTATCGCGGAATTATCCGCCAAATACCCGGAGCGGGCGAAGTGACATAACCAGATTGTCTAAGGGCGCTTAGAGCGCGGCCGACCCCCTTGGTTGCCGTCGCCCTGGCGCCCTTTGCTTCGTCCATACAGCCTTCAATCAAATCTTTTTGCGTCATGCGTGGCGTGTCCATCAGCATGGACATAATCAAATCCGCATAACGGCCCATCGAAACGTGTTCGCGCATGGCCGCGCCGGTATCCTTATATTCCGCGACTAGGGACGAAATTTCCTTGCCCTCTTCCGTCGCGCCTAGCACTACGCGAGACAAATCAAAGTGAGCGTCTGGCGCTTTCTCGCCGTCCTTTTGCTTTGCCACGGTCAACTTGGCATTCATGGCGGTGGCATCGTCACGAAACACGCCTAGAACGAAATCAAGGTTCGCTAATATGGCGCTTGAGCCTCTAGGCCGCTCCGTTGCGCTATGGCCGGTATGGTGAACCACGATAACCGTGCAATTAAATTCGGCGCGAATTTCGGCATTAATCGAACGCAGATAAGCCGAAATGTCAGAGGCGGAATTTTCGTCACCGCTAAAGGACGCGGCTAGCGTGTCGATTACGACCAGGCTAGGCGCTACCGGCATACGCGCGATTGATCGCTTTAAACGTGCGATTTGGTCTTTTGCGGTTAGCAGCAGCGGAATGGAACAGACCTTAAAATTATCGACCAGATCGACCAGGCCGTTTTGCTGATGCCATGCATTCACGCGGCGATAAATGCCAAGGCCGCCTTCGGACGCAACATAGACAACAGGACCAGCAACCGTTTTTCGCAAACACCAATCGGATCCCGAGGCAATGTGCATCGCCGCATCGATTGCAATGAATGACTTGAACGTACCCGACGCGCCGAAAATCATGCCCATACTGTCGGCCGGCAACAGATCATCCACGATCCAGCGGATATCTTGAGCGCGATCGCGCAATTGCGCGAGGCTTTCGAGGCAATCATCGTCTTCTTCGTTAATCGGCAATTCCGGTTCCGGCGCGAATTTCTCCGCACTGCCAACCATGCGGATCAATTCCGCGCCAAATCGCTCGCGCCACCGTTCCTGCTCCGGGCCTGGCGGTGGTTTGATCGCCTCGCCTATTTCGCGCAAATGATTGACCACGGCGCCTGGATGAGCGCCGGCCGCAATCAAGCTGCTGGAAATTCGCAAAAGGGAATCGTGATAGCTTCGCTCCGCCGGATCCTGTCGCAGCAAGGCGGCATAATTGTTCACGCTATCGCTAGGCGGCGTTTTCAGCCGCTCTGGGGCCGGTCTAATAACGTTCTGGCGTATTGCATCCAGATCAAGGCCAAACGCGCCCACGGCCTCCGACAGCGAATAGACAACGCCCATGTCTGAATGTTCAAGCCGGCCAGCAAACGGAACATCCAGGCGCTTTTTGGTGTTTGTCCCGACCGGCAACCGCGCATAGCGCACCGGATTATTGCCCGACGCATCCGCGTTCACGATGCCCTCGGCGCGAAGCGATTGCAGCACCGCATCGATCAGATTGCGATCGTGCGTGTCGGGATCGTCCTGATCCAGTATTAGCCCAACTTGATAATTGCCGGGCGATGTTTCGATCGCGTAGGAATAATAGCCAACGTCCACCGGATCCACGTCATCAGCCAGCAACACGGCCAAACGCTCGAACAGCTCTTTTGAGCGCCGCGGCGTGTCGGGCGATCGCATGATACCGACGCAATAGAAATTGTTGTGGCCCGGCTGGTCATCGATCAGCGTCGAACCGCTCCAAGGCGCACCCGCCCAAGCTGATGGCCCAGCTTCGTTGGGATCAGCCCGAAACGACGCGGTCCAGCCATAGCCTCCCTGCATCGCGCCATAGACGGCGCGAAGGAATTCACTGTTTTGCATATTCGCCTCAGCCCGTCAGGGCAGCAGATCGCTGAGATTCAAATCGATGTTATGTTTATCAACGAATTCCATGATCGCGGGCCAGTGACGCTGAGGAATGCGACCACCGGAACCCCATTCTGCGGGGGGGACGAGCCATCTGGAAACGGCGCTTTGGCTTACTTTTACGATTCTGGCTGTCGCTGTAACGCCACCCAGGCGTTCGATAACGTGTCGCGCCGGCTGGCAGCGACCTTTAATCTGAGCCATTAAAAGCCCCCTCTCAAGTCCACAGAGAGGCAAACAGAAAAAAGATTGATCCGCAATATGCAAAAAAAACATATTGCAAAAACGGAATGATGAAGGCTAAGGTGAGTCTCCCCACAAGGAGAAGCCAAAGTGAAAAACACAGAAGCCCAATTGCAAGCCCTAAGCCAAGCCTGGGTAGAAGCCAAAACCGCAGAAAGGGCAGCCAATGCCCAGCGTCTCGCGGTTGAAGAACAAATCTGCCAAATCCTGCACGTCAAAGACGATGGCCGCGAAACGGTCACGTTGGATAACGGCGCGAAAATCGTGATTGCTGGCAAAATGACATACAAGCCAGACGATATCGACGTGATCATTGGCATGACGCGGGAGCTGCAAGAGCAATTCCGCCCTTACAAGATCGAACCCAAGCTGGACGAAACCAAGATCAAAAAGATCCGCACGTTTCAGCCCACTTTGTGGCGTGAGCTTGCGCCGTACATCACCGCGAAGCCCGCTAAAACCAGCGTCAATGTCACGCTGCCCGGAGAAGATGACGATGGCGTTTGATCTGAAATCCATTCGCAAGAACGAGGCGATTTCCGCGCCCAGGCTGATGCTTTACGGCGTCGAGGGCATTGGCAAATCGACTTTTGCCGCCGGCGCTTCCAAGCCCGTTTTCATTTTGACCGAAGACGGGCTTGGGTCGCTCAAGGTTGATCACTTTCCATTGGCTACGTCATTCAATGACGTGCTGGAGGCGATCGAAACCCTTTACACCCAGAAACACAATTTCCAGACCGTTGTGATCGATAGCCTTGATTGGCTGGAAGCAATTATCTGGCGTGAGATCGAAGACAAATATGACGCAAAGGATCTCGCTTACGGCAAGGGCGCAATCATTGCGTCCGACCGGTGGCGTGAGATTCTGGAAGGGCTGAACGCCCTTCGCAATCAGCGCAGCATGGCAGTGATCTTGCTAGCGCATACGACCATCAAACGTTTCGACAGTCCCGAAGTCGAACCGTATGACCGTTATCAACCCAAGCTCCAGGAACGCAGCAACGCGGTCATTCGGGAATGGGCTGATGCGGTGCTGTTCGCCAACTACAAGACCATCGTCAAAAAGGATGACGTTGGATTTAACAAGACCAGCAATCGCGGCATCTCCAACGGCGAACGGATGCTGTTTTGCAACGAGCGACCGGCCTACATGGCCAAGAACCGTTACAACCTGCCCGACAGCATTGGGCTGTCGTGGAATGAATTTGTCGAAGCCATTAACTAAGGAATTAAGACAATGCCCGCATGGGATTTTGACGCTACGAGCTATGACGAACCGGTCACCAAGAGCAGCTTTGATCCGCTGCCGCCCGGCGACTATACGGCCATCATCGCTGATAGCGACATGAAGGACACCAAGGCTGGAACCGGTAAGTACATCGAACTGACGATCAACATCGTCGAAGGCGAGTATGAAGGCCGGCGGCTGTGGGAGCGACTGAATGTCTACAATCCGTCAGAGCAAGCCGAACGCATTGCGCGTTCGCAGCTTAACAATCTGTCCAACGCGGTTGGTAAGCCTGGCGCGAGCGACACGGAAAGCCTTCACGACATTCCGTTCATTATCTCGCTGGACATCGACCGGCGCGATACCACGCGAAATAAGGTTATGGGCTATTCACCGGCTGGAAAGGCTCGTTCTGTCGCTGCCAAGCCTTCGGCTCCGGCTTCCGCTCCTAAAAAGGCGTGGGAACGATAATGGCTAGGGTGCCGGCAGCGAAGCATTCAACCGCTCGCAAAATCTATGAATGGTATGAAAGCCATAAGGAAGACCACCGCGAGCATTTGGGCGCTTCGCTGATCGGTCACCCGTGCGATCGTTATCTGTGGCTTACATTTCACTGGGCGGCGTCCCCTCGTTTTGAGGGGCGCTTGCTCAGGTTATTTGAAACCGGAAAGTTGGAAGAACCTCGCGTCTATCAAAACCTGCGGGCCATAGGCGTGGAATTGCATACCGAAGACGAAGGCAAACAAATCCAATGCCGTGACGATACGGGCCATTTTGGTGGATCCGTTGACGGCATTGGCAAAGGCTTTCCAGAAGCGCCTGAGACATGGGCCGTGGTCGAGATTAAGACCATGAACGACAATGCGTTTAAGTCGTTGGTAAAGGATGGCGTTGAGCTATCCAAGCCGCAGCATTACGCGCAGATGCAAACCTATATGGGACTGCTGAAGCTCACCAGGTCGATGTATATCGCGGTGAATAAAAATACCGACGATCTGCATACCCAGTGGGTGCATTTCAATAAGGAGCATTTTGAGGCTCGATTGCAACGAGCGTCAAAGATTGTAATTGCCACGCAACCAATGCCGAAACTGAGCGAGGATCCGGCACATTGGCAGTGCAAGACTTGCGATATGTATCGGCTATGTCATCAGCAGGAGACGGCGGAATTTAATTGCCGCACTTGCTGTCACGCCACGACCATTGGCGAAGGTCAATGGCGTTGCGAGATCAAGGCCAGAAGCTTGAGCGTTAAGGAACAGCGAGACGGTTGCGATAATCATTTGTTTTTGCCGGCGCTTGTCCACGCTGAAGCCATTGATGGCGGCAACAATTATGTGGAGTACTTGGACAAGGTAAGTGGCAAAACGTTCCGCAATGGCCCTGGATACGTCACCAGTAAGAATTTTGACGCCGACAAAGCCGCGGCTTTAGGCGTGAGCAAGCAAGTTCCGTTTAGCGATCAAATTCCCTTTTAGGATTGGAAGCAGCAAATGACCGAACTGTACGACATCGACACCCCCAGCCTCGGCGTAATCCACGAAGCCGTCCGCAAGCTCACCAAGGACGAAAAAAACGCCTCCGTGACGCTGGGCAAGGACGAAGCCCGCTTCCTGGTAGACGCCTATTACCAGCTGCAGGAGAACCGCATTCGCAATGACGGGCAGGTGCGCTCCATGGCCAAGGATGGCGAACCCCACGCCGTCCTGCAGTGGCTGGCCGACATGAACCGCACCCTCGAGGAGCAGATCAAGGTCACGCTCGATTTTTACTCCATGAGCGACCCGGTGGGCCGCTGGATGCGGACCCAGAAGGGCATTGGCCCCGTCATCAGCGCGGGCTTCCTCGCCCACCTCGACATCACCAAAGCGGAGACCGCTGGGGCCTTCTGGTCCTTCGCCGGGCTGGACAACAGCAAGACGTGGGAAAAGGGCCAGAAGAGGCCCTGGAACGCCTCCCTGAAGGTCTTGTGCTGGAAGGCTGGCGAGTCCTTTGTGAAGGTCTCAGGCTATGACGATGCTTACTACGGCAAGGTCTACAAGCAGCGTAAGGCTCTGGAGATCGAGCGTAATGAGCGGCTGGAGTTCTCGGCTCAGGCTGCGTCGATCCTCGAGTGCAAGAAGATTGGCAAGGACACCGACGCCTACAAAGCCTACAGCGTCGGCAAGCTGCCGCCCGCGCACATCCACGCACGGGCCACCCGCTACGCCTCCAAGATGTTCCTCGCCCACCTGCACGAAGTCATGTACGTCGAGCACTACGGGCGTCAGCCTCCGCTGCCCTACGCCATTGGTATCCTGAACCACGCGCACAAGATCAGCCCTCCGGGCATGTGATCCGATTGAGCCAAGCATTTTGACAGCACCAGTACCTGGGAGCGAGCCATTGCCATTGACAGCACCATTAGGCTTGAGCGAGCCAACTCAGCCGACTGCACCATGCAGCATGAGCGAGCCATACCCACCGATAGAACCATAGGGGGGGAGCGAGCCATACCACGAGACAGCACCATTAGCGGGGAGCGAGCCATTATGCGGGACAGCACCAACATCAGAGAGCGAGCCATCTACGCCGATAGCACCATAGAGTGTGAGCGCCATTTGTTTAGCGCCCCCGCCCCCACCAAAGATCAACCTAATGAGTGATGAAGAGCGTTGCCCCCATTGCGGCGGTTTTTTGGGCCGAGAGTGTTTCAACGTCCAAGAGTGCGGGTGGATCACGGCGCACATGAACTTGTCTTCAAACTGCGACAATGATGAAATGTTGCCGAGAGAGGACTGTTGCGAACTTATTCCGCCTGCTGGTGGTCGCTGCCCGGACTGTCCGCGGAACACCCGCCCCACCACCCGCGCCCCCGCATACGAAAAACCGCATAACCAACAAACATACGAAAAACCGCATATCGCGCTTAGGGAGGCGGTGGAAAAGGCCCTCGATGGCCTTGTTGGCGGCTGGAAGTTTGCCCTAGTTGTTGATCGCATCCTTTCCCTTCTCGCGCCCCCACAAGAGGGATGGGTAATGGTGCCGAGGGAGCCGACAGAGGCGATGTTTACGGCAGGATGGAGCAAGGCAAACGAGGTCGCACCTAATGCTCTCGGAATTGTAACAGATTCGGCGTGCGGCGAAATTTACCGCGTTATGCTTTCCGCCGCCCCCCAACATGGGGAGGGGTAGGATGCGCGTTACCGTTCACCTTCCCGACGACCGGCCCGACCTCGCCATATTTGCGCACCGAGCCCTCAACAGTTTGATCGCAAACGGTCGCGCGAATTGCGCCTACCTATACGGCGAACCGCCTCAGGTCGCCGCTCACGCCCACCGGACTAAAGCCGGAAACGTCACCGTTACCGTTTGGGACCACCCATGACCACAGACATTGAGGGGTTGAAGGCGCTGTTGGAGAAGGCAACGCCGGGGCCGTGGAAAGTGGCTGATAAAGTCGCAACCGTTGGCGGCGACCGATACCTCGTCATCACGCATCCTGCGGGCTGGGTGAGCCTGATAATGGAAGGGGACGATGGCCGAGACGAAGCTGACGCCGTCCTCATCGTCGCCGCCGTCAACGCCCTCCCCGATCTTCTCGCCACCATCACCGCCCTTGAAGACAAGCTGGCTGGGTGTGTGGAGGCGTTGGAGGAAATCGCCACCTATCCCGGCCCAAACGCGGATGACGCCGCGCACAACAAGGCGGACTTCGCCCGCGCCGCCCTCTCTAATCTACAGGGAGAGAAGGAATGACCGGACGAATGGCCCGCAATAAAGGCGCCCGCGGCGAAAATGAATTGGCCGCGATTTTGAGTGATGAGCTTGGTTTTGTGGTGAAACGCAAATTGGGCCAAGCGCGTGATGGCGCTGACGATATTGAAGTTGGCAAATTCCGCATTGAAGTTAAGCGCCGGGAGACGCTCGCCATTATGCAATGGTGCCGGCAGATCGAAGCTTGTACGCCAAAGGATCAAGTCCCGCTTGTTGTGTTCCGACAAAACGGCGAGGAATGGCGCGTGGTGATGCGGATGAAAGACTTGATCCCATTGATGCGTGAAGAAATTGCCGGCCCTACTGCATACCGTTCCGCAGAGCCGCACTCAGAACCGCCGGTACAACCAGTTGAGCCGCCTGGAAAGCGGTCAGATCGCCCATGAAGTAACTGGCAGCGGCACCAATCACGGTCATGCCGGCAGCCACATACGTCTTCTTACCCTTAAGAATTCCAAACATAGCAGTCTCCTATTTGAGGTTGACGAGCTTGTAATGAGTCGTGCTGTAAAGTTGCATGAGATCGTCGAGCAGATTTTCGATCATCGTGTTCTTTTTGGCGAGCTGTTCGCGGTTCTTGGCAATCCAGGTGAGTTCTTCACGAATCTTATCAGTGATGTCGCCCTTGGTTACTACGGTGATACGAACTTCACCGATCAGGCCATACCAGCCTTGATATGTTTCAATGATGGCGTCGATCTTATCGATCACGTTATCATAGAACTTACCCAGAGCCTTGTGCTGGCTATAAGATTGAGTTGCCCAATGAGCCAGATGGGCAGCGTTACGAATGGCAAAAACGCGAGACGCGAGTTCTTCGATCATGGGTGAAGTCCCGTTTGATATTGCATCCGGCCGCGAGCAACGTGGCTAGTCAGGATTATTTTCCGATTTCCAGTAGGCTTATAGCTAACATGAACCCAACCACTTTCCGGTTCACCAGATGTATAGCACTCTAAAATGAGTTGATCAAAATCGCACTTGGCGCTGATCCATTTCGCCAAATCGACATTAGCCACGCCTGGAACTTCAATGTCAGCCGCCTCACCGCGGCAATGTTGGCTGGTCGGCATTCCGCCAATTGCCTTGTTCACTTCAGGGCTGCGATAGCCGCTGTTAACTTGAACTTCGCCCAGATTTTCACGGATGATTTCCAGCACTTTTTGGCAAAGGGCTTTCATGGCCTCAATGCATTCCGCATCCGGCGTGTTGTCCATTGAAAAACGAATAGCCGTTTGGCTTTTGGTCATTTCTTCCAAAGAAAAATTCTTGGAAAGCTGCATCAGTGAAGACCGTGTTGAAATGTGTTGAACAGAGTGACCAAGGCCCATCCGGCAATTGCGGCCACAATACCCCAAATGCCCCTGCTCATATTGCCAATGCCATCGCGCAAAGAAAGCAATTCTTTTCGCGCTTCAGCCCACCGATCGGCACAAAGGTCTTCGTGACCTTCGATTTTCGCAATTGCTTTATCGGCTATTGAACGGGCTTGCATGGCGATTTCCAGCGAAGTAATCGTGTTGTTGCGAACTTCGGTCATGGAAAAGCCGTGTTATTATAGGGAAACTGCCTGGTCGTTCCCGGCCAGATTATACGAACTGCACCAGTGCCGGGGGTGCCGGCGCTACCGCAATAACTTGCTCCGGCCCCATAAAGACCGCCGTTTTTGCCGCAACCGCTAGCGCCGCCACTGCCACCAACACCAGGCGTTCCATATCGCGTTCCACCGGCTCCGCAATTGGTTTGACCATTAATGCCGACACCACCGCCACCTTCACGAATGCCGCCACCGCCCCCGCCACCGCCGGTTCCGTTGTTGCCATCCAGATTGCCGCCATTGCCGCCATTGCCGCTATAGCCGCCCGCACCGCCCCCACCGCCATTGGCAGCACCGCCAAAGCAAGGATAATTAGCGCCGCCAGAGCCACCGCCACCGCCACAACCACCACCGTCACCGGTATGCGTACCGCCAGCACCACTACCGCCAAACACGCCATTAGTGGCGGCGCCGCCTTTAACGACCGACGTGCTGACAAAATAGCTATTGCTGGTCGTTGATCCGACGACCACCGTATACGAATTGCCCGGCGTGACGGTGTAATTGTTCTTGTAGCCAAGCCCACCGCCCCCGCCACCCCAACCGCCATACGGAGGCCCGCCATAAGGGCCTGAGCCGCTTCCACCGCCCCCAACAGCCACTACGCTGACGCTGGTGACGCCAGCAGGGGCAACCCAGCTATAGGTGCCGGGAGACACATACGATTGAGATCCGCCATCAACGCCAGAACGGCTGGCAAAGCCAAAACCTTTGGCCGATTTAGCTGCGCGAGTGATCGGTGTCGGCATTATTTAAACTGCGTCTGACCGGCGAGAACGGTGTAGGTAGCGGATCCTGTTTTGATCACCGTGTACACATAAACATCGATGCCGCTGGCATTGCCGCCAAGCCATGCAGCACCGTTTTGATATTTCGGCGTGACAGCAGAACCATCGATCGTGACCGCGGTGTTGTTGTAAGGCGTAGTGCCTTGAGCCGCCATAAACACGAGCGTAATGCACTGGCCGGTGGACATCAGCGAATTAAGCGTCGTGCTGCTGTTGCCCCGGATGTTGATGTTGAAATTCGCGCTGGCATTGGTGGTGTAATACAGCACCGATTGCGTGGTCACGTCGAAGTTAATGGTGCCGGTAGAAGCCGTTGCGCTAACGGTTACCACTTCGGCGGAATTGGTCAGAATTTCCGCCAAGGAGCCAGTGGCGCCGGAAAACGTTTGCGTTCCCGTCCAGGTGTTTGCCGACGTAGGAACGGCATAATCAGTGCCGGCACTAGCTGCCGTAATTACGGATCCAGAGCCATTACCCTTAAGAAGGCCGCTCAGGGAGCCAATGATTAGCGTCGAAACAACCGCGGGCTGGCTATAAGTCAGGGCATCATTCGTGGTCGTTGGAGCGCCAACACCGGTCAGTTTGAAACCGTTCAACGGGATATTGGCGGTCACAATCGTCTGGCCATCCTTACAGATAGCCGTACTAAGGCCGGTGGCCAAATCCGAAGTCAGGGCATTAAACGCCGTAGACGTAATGGTGGTGCCGCTAACAACAGGCTGACCAGACGTGTTGATTACGAATGTACCGGTTCCGTTGTAGCTCATTGACCCCACCCGTTTTGAAGTATGTTGGCAATCTGTGCCGAAAGACCAGGCGCAATGTTTGAGCCTGGAGTAACAACGGCAGGAGCATTTGCCCCGCGGGCTACAGCAGCCGCAAGTGCCGCATTCTGACTACGCGGAATAGAAGCAACAATTCTTGCAGGAACGCCCACTGCGCTTACAGAAGACGTTGATGGGAATAACCGCCCCAGCAATGA